ATACGGCGAAGCGAGATCTAATACGGTGTAGCGAGATCCCTTGTAACTACACAGTTGTACCTACACAGTTACCTATCTAGTACAGAGAAGGGTGCTTCTTATACGAAGAGGGGGGTTTTAGGGGGTGGGGGCGCGGGTTTTGCCGGTGAGTTGCTATATATATCAACCTTCATGGGGATAATTCCTGGAAAATCTCAGAAAAACCATCCAGAAAAAGCGGGTTTCAATAGTCGTTCAGACATACTGGGGAGTATCTGTTTAGACCCCGCTTGACCTGCCCCGGCTTGAGTGGCCCTGTAGCCAGAGATATTCTTTAGGTACCCTAAGGTATAGGTGCTCTGGAGAAGTCTGCCTAGAGAGGCGTAGAGGGGCCTTAAAAGGGGTATTAGGTATGGTTTGGTCTTGAGGGGGTATTATAGGAGGCTAAAAAGACTGTTCTGTTGAGTAGTCTAGGGGTATAGATAGGGTACTAAAGGGTTTAATAGGGGGTTTTGGGTACCGGAAGGGTGACTTTAAAGGAAGGAGCGAGGGAGACACTTACATGGGGAGTGGGATACTTTAGCTCGTCTGGTTAGAGTTACTATAAAGTGGTAGTGCCGGACCCTCACTAGTAATAGTATACAAGCCTCTTGCCAATATCAAGGGCTAAATAATATTTATTTTCCTTGACATGACGATATTTCCTACTATTATTACTATATCTACTACGTTTAAGGATCAACTATGGCTACTATACATAGATCTCTGTGTGAAGTACTGCAAGATATAAGAAGAATCATGGCTACAATTAACTGCTTTAATGTATCATACGTTAAACATCCCGTTCTGGGTCTTTTAGAGGAAGCTCAAATCTGTGCTAACAGGATGGATGCAGGCCTAAACTACCAGAAAGACATAGAAAAGCTACATATGCTCAGAGCTCACCTTCTTAAGGAGACCAGAGATGCCGACGTTTGAACTTAAATGCCCTAGTTGTCATATAGAGTATGAAGCTATTATGAAGATGAGCGACATGGGAGTAAGACCTATTAACTGTGTATCCTGTGAGACACCTCTCATGAGGCACTACAGGACCGCTACAAGCTTTTCATTACCATCTAACTTCACGTATAATGGTGAACACAAGACGCCGCCACCGCCCCCACAGAAGCCCCCTAAGCGATCAATGTATATCGTGGAGCAGAGTGAGGATGGTGCTTTTATTCTAAAGAGAGAGGAAACTAAGAAATGACAGATACAGAAGAGACTAATTCAAATAAGTTACCAGTAGCTCATAGGATATCTCAGATGCAGGCTATAGATGTATATGCTGAACTGGCCGCTGAAGACGAGACTATGATTGCTTTCTTAGAAGCAATGCAGCGAAAGATCAAGAAAGCCATTAAGGATTCAAGAAAATGATGCAGATCCCTCACGGGTTCGTCCCCAGACAGTACCAATTAGAGCTGTTTCAAGCTATGGATGGGATACAGGGGAAGCCTGAGACTCAAAAGAAGCGCGCTATCCTTAGATGGCATAGGAGGGCAGGTAAAGATAAGGCCTGTTGGTGTTACTTAATTAAGCAAGCAGCTCAAGTATCAGGAAATTACTTCTATGTATTCCCTACAAAGACCATGGCTAGACAGGCTTTATGGGAAAATATAGATAGTGCAGGCTTTAAACTGTTAGATCACGTACCTCCAGAGGCTATAAAGAGGAGAAGTAACCAAGAGATGTTGCTAGAATTGATCAATGGCTCCACTATTAGGGTACTAGGGTACGATAAAGACCCAGATAGTATCAGGGGTATTGCCTGTAAGGGAGCAGTATTCTCAGAATTTGCGTTCTCGGACCCTGATTCTTACCGAACTATGATACCTGCACTTAGAGAATCTAAGGGTTGGGCTATATTTAACTCCACACCTAACGGTAGAAATCACTTCTGTGACATGTGGAACCAAGTATGTAACAGTGAGAACTGGTACTCTAGTGTTGTACAGACCTATTACCCGGACCAGGACGGATATAGCGGGCTTATTCCTATAGAAGACTTTGATAGTATTATGAACGAAGAAGGCCTCTCACAGGAGGACGTAGACAGGGAATATGGCGTATCCTTTAACTCAGGTCTTAAGGGTGCATACTATATAGATCAGATTGAGAAAGCATATTCCACTAAAAGAATAGGGGACTTCACTCATAACGATACCTCTAAGGTAGATACTTATTGGGATTTAGGGGTAGATGATTCCACCGCTATATGGTTCAGACAGGTATCAGGTAACAAGAATATCTTTATTGACTACTTCGAAGAGAGCGGAAAAGACCTACAATTCTACGTTAGAAAGCTAGAAGAACTAGGATATAACTACGGAACTCACCATTTACCTCATGATGCCAGACAGAGAAACCTCCAAACAGGTATATCTACAGCAGACCTATTCGATGAACTACTAGATAGAGGTAGAGTATCTGGTGAAGTCTTCGTTTTAGACAAGCTAGGGGTCCAAGCAGGCATTAATGCTGTAAGATCTAGGTTCTCTACCTACTGTTTTGACGCTCAAAACTGCCAAGTAGGCCTTAAGAAGATAGAGTTATACCATAGAAAGTATGATAAAAGACGCCAAGTCTTCATGAAAGACCCTGTCCATGACTCTAATTCCCATGCTGCAGATGCTCTAAGGATGGAAGCTATCAGTGAAGGACTCGGAAATGACCCCTTTTGGTCTATCAATAACGTGCAAGTGAGTACTGATTATGACATTTTTGATTGAAGTAGTTACAATTATTTTGCTTGGGACCTTGATTTTGGTAGGTAGCGTGTATATAATTACATATGAACAGGCTCCTCTATGGGAGCGAATGCAAGTATTACTAGTTGGAACGGGGATGTATGCAGGCTTATTATCGATGTTGTGTTAACTTCATAGCCTTTGCCCATATGGTCCTAATATTAGGAAACTTGATCTCTGTACCCTTTTTGGTAACAATGACTCCCTTCTATATATGGATGCCAATGATTACCATGCTAGTCTCTCCCGTATTGGGAGGCTCTTATTGCATCTTCAATAGACTAGAGAATCATTACCGAAGAAAAGCTAACCTACCTCAAATCACAGATCGAATGGCTTCTTTTCTCTCCTCAGAACCTAAGGAACAGTAAAATGGGCGCATTTATAGCACCAGCATTAGCAGCAGTAGGCGGATCAGCAGGTATAGGTAGCATTGTAGGAACTCTTGGTTCTACACTACTTAGCTCAGTTCTATCTCCTAAGGCTCCTTCTTCTTCTCCAGCTCCAGCCGCTCCAGTAGCAGCAGCAGCTCCAGCTCCTCCAGTAGCATCACAGGCACCAGACGCAGTAGAAGCTCCTGTAACAGACTCTGAGGCAGCTAGAATAAGAGCTGTAAAGAGACGTAAAGCAGCTGACAACACAAACCTTTTCTCATTAGATGGTTCAGATAACGGAACCTCTGTAACTAAATCATTGTTAGGAGAGTAAGCTATGGGATCATTTATGGCACCTAAACCCCCACCTCCTCCTAAACCTGCTCCAGTAGCTTCAGTAGCTCCTCCAGTAGCATCACAGGCACCTGACGTAGAAGGTAATTCTACCTCTGAGGAAACTAACACTAAGACCGAAACGAGAAGAAAGAAACGATCTAAGTCTTCTACTCTACTAGGTGGGTTAGACTCTTCAGGCAAGACAAGCTTACTAGGCGATTAAAATGAAAGATCCAAAACAGTTACTACATAAAGCGCTAGAGTTGTTTACAACTCCAGAGCGCCAGAACAGCGAAACCGTTTGGGATGAGCTTTCTGAATTCATGCTAAACAATCAAAGTGGAGTGTTCTTACAGAACGGTTCTATGGGCGCTACGTCTATTATGGGATCTCCTGGTAGCAAGAAGACAAGAAGACTTTTTGATTCAACAGCACTACAAGCTGTACAAGATCTAGCATCTGCCTTTCAAGGCACTTTAACCAACCCTGCTACTACATGGTCTAAACTCAGATTCGAAGATGAAGAGTTAAATAACGATGAAGCATCTGTTATATGGTTAGAACAAGCCAATAAAGTAATGCATAACAAGTTTAATGAATCCAATTTTAATACTGAAATGGCTAAATCGTATCAGTCTCTATCTAGTTTAGCTAACATGGCTTTGTTCCATGAGTTAAATGACGAGGGTGGCTTCCAGTTTACAGCTCTACATATAGCTCAAGTAGCTTGGATGGAGAATAAAGACGGGTATGTAGATACTATTGTACGTAAATTTAACCTTACAGCTAAACAAGCAGTAGAGAAATGGGGCGATGCTGTTCACTTAAACGTGATGAAAGCAGTAGAGAAAGAGCCTAATACAGAATTTTCGTTTGTTCACTTCGTAGGTCCAAGAGATCCTAAAGAAGTTAAGCTAAACGATGTAGGTCTAGCAGCACAAGAGCACAGACCTTTCGCCAGTTACTACTTAGACGAGACCCATGGTCATCTAGTAGAGGAAGGCGGCTATTACGAATTACCTATTTATGTGTCCCGTTGGTCTTTAATGCCTGGTGAAGTATACGGCAGAGGTCCTGGACACTTAGCATTACCTGACACTCGCACTCTTAACCATTTGAAACGGAGGGGACTGGAGTCAATTGATCTTCAAGTTAGACCTCCCATGTTTGCAAACCAGAGAGACGTCGTAGGTCAGTTAAACTTAACTCCCGGAAGTATCTCGATAGTCAAAGACCATCGGGGTATTAGAGAGTTTGTATCTCAAGCACGAACAGATATCCTACAGTTTAGCGTAGAAGATCTTAAGCAATCTATTAAGAGTATATTCCACTTAGATAAGCTACTACTGCCTCCTCGAACAGAGACAGGTGAAATGACAGCCTATGAAGTATCTCAGCGTATAGAGCAAATGCAACGTGTATTAGGACCTACTCTATCAAGACTTAATAACGAACTCTTAAACCCACTAATTATACGTGCTTTTAAGATGATGTTAAGAAGTGGTGAACTACCTGAAATGCCAGACCTTCTAATGGAGAAGGGTATTGATGTAGAAATCATCTTTGTAAACCAATTAGCTAGAGCTCAACAGATCCAAGACATTAGTACCATACAACAATGGGTACAGAACATGGCTACATTAGCTCAGTTTAAACCAGAAGTACTAGATCTTATTAACGTTGACGGTATAGCCAAGCATACAGCTAAGATATTAGGTGTTCCTGAAGTAGCTGTAACTAACAATGATGTTCTAGAACAGGTTAGACAGCAACGAGCTCAACAGCAACAGCAACAACAAGCTTTACAACAAGCCAATTTAGCAGCAGACACTCAAGCTAAGTCAGGTAATAACGGTAATCAATAAGGTAAGTACAATGGAAATGACAGACGTAGTTAAATTTCGTAAATGCCTACACAGGTTATTCAACTCAGAAGAAGGCAAAATAGTTGCCGACTTCTTAGTATCTTCTTATGTAGAATCTTCTGCATTAGATCAAGACACTAACGCTACTATGTATCGACTAGGTCAAAAAGAATTTGTTCAAGGTCTCCTTAGAGATTCTCAGACAGACGGTGAAATGTTCATTACGGAGGAAAAATAATGAGCGAAGAAAATATATTATCTGGTGAACCAGTAGTAGGAGGCACTCCAGCAGAGCCATCTACACCAGTAGAACAAGTAGCAATTCCTGCTTTATCTGACCTCTTAAATGAAGAATATAGAGATCTTTCTAACCTAAAAGACTTTAAAGACGTTAATCACTTAGCTAAAAGCTACACTGAACTACAGAAACTAGTAGGTAACTCAGTTAGAATCCCTAGTGAAGACTCCTCTAGTGAAGCTAAACAAGACTTCTTAGATAAAATTAAAGATGTAGATGGTATCATCCTAAAGGGTGAAGAAGCTATGTACAACAAACTAGGTAGACCTGAAACAGCTGAAGGTTATAACTTCCAAGATATCGTTAATGCTGAAATGGCTCCTGGTATCATTGATGAAGTAGAAAACTTTAAGCAAATGGCGTATGAAATTGGTCTTACATCAGAACAGGCTGGTAAATTAGTCTCTATGAGAACCAGTACTTTAGAGCAGCAGAACGCAGCTCAACAAGAAGCAATTAATAACTCTCAAGCCCAACTTAAAAAGGTTTGGGGAGAAGACTACGATAACAGATTGAACGCTGCTAAGCAAGTAGTTAAGATCTATTCAGAAAAAGGTGAAGAGTACGCTAACGCTATGAGCGACTTAGTTAATAGCCCAGCAGGTAATAACCCAGTACTACTTCAAATGTTATCCGAACTAGCAAGCTCTTATAAAGAGAAAGGCCATACAGGTACACAAAGTGTACAGTTTGGAATGACTCCAGATGGCGCTATGTCTAAGATAGCAGAAAAGAAATCAGATAGAGGTTTCATGGCAGCTTGGGGTGACGCAATGCATCCTGGCCACAAGCACGCTGTACAAGAGCTCACTAAATTATACGAAATAGCAAACGGAGTTAAGTAGTATCCTAAAGGTATTAGGAAGCTTCCCGACGGGGAAGTACTACTAGCTCAATAGAGAGGACAAGGTCACGGAGCCCCCTCTTTATCTCCCTTCCGTCGCTTAGGCTGCGTCAGTGCTCAGACAAGTGACCCTCGAAAGAGACAAGTCAGTCGAATAATAAAGTCCTCATCCTGAGGATATCTCTGTTTAACACTTAACGGAGATTACCAAAATGGTAGCATCAGTAAACACAGCCTTTATTAGTCAGTTTCAAGACACACTGCATAGCTTAGTAGAACAGAAAGGTTCTAAAATGCGAGCAGCTGTGAAAGTAGAAATGGCTAAGGGCGAAAAACACTTCTTTGACCGTCTAGGAAGCTTTACAGCTAACGAGATTACAGGTCGATTAGATCCTTCTAACCTACAAGATCCAGCGCATTCAAGACGTTTGGCTACACTTAAGCGATATGAAGCTTCTGCGTATCTAGATGACATGGATAAACTTAAAATGCTTGTAGATCCAACTAGTGACTACGCTCAAAAGTTAGCTCGTGCTCACGGTCGTGCCTTAGATGACGCTATTTTCAGCGCAATGTTAGGTAATGCAGCAACAGGTGCTGACGGCGCAGGTACAGAAGCTTTTGATACCTCTAATAATCAAATTGCTCATGGTAGTGCTGGTTTCACAGTAGCTAAATTTAATCAAGCTCTTAGAATACTTGAAGAAAATGAAGTTGATGTTGACGGTAGTCGTATTTACTTAGTAGCCGGCGCTAAAGCTGTCGAAGATCTATTGAGTGAAGTCCAAATGACAAGTCTTGATTATCAAGATGAGAAAGCTCTTGCTTCAGGTAATCTACCTAAGTTCAGAGGCGTGCATATCATCCGTTCACAACGTGTTCCAGATGAAACTGCCGGTTCAGTTCATAGGGCTGTATTGTTTACAGAAGATTCAATTAAACTAGCAATGGCAGAAGACATTAAAGTTAAAGTGGGTGAAAGGGTTGACTTAAACTTCAACACACAGATCTCTACTTACATGTCTTACGGTGCTGTTAGAATGGAAGAATCTACTCTAGTAGACGTTCTTTACCAGTAAAATTGACTAACGGAGAGTCGCTATAAGGGCTCTCCTCCTATAAGGAATATAATATGACTGCATCAACAGTTAACTCCGATAACATTACGAACATCATAACAGACCCAACGTCTGCTCTTGACCATAAACGTGGTGAAATCAAAACAATCATAGATAAAAAAGCCATTGTAGCTGCTACTTCTACTAATGAAGCTGGCGATACAATTCTTTTTGGCCCTATTCCATCTAACGCTGTTATCTTGGACATTCTTGTTCGAAATGACGACCTAGATGCTGACGGTTCTCCTACTTTAGAAGGCGATTGGGGTTTAGTGTATAGTGGTATTGGTGGAAATCAAGCTAAAGATGGCAAAACTGTCGGCGTAGAAGCTGATTTTAATTGCTTTGCTGACGCTAGTACTATCTTACAATCAGTTAACAAGTCATGGGTATCTGTCCAATGTGTTACTCTTGATATCGTTAACACAGAAAAAGCTGCTTTCCAAGTAGCTGGTCTAGCTGCAGATCCAGGTGGGTTCTTATACCTATCCTTTACTGTAGGCACAGGGGCTGCAACCGGCGCTAATGGCGACGTAGTAGTTCGAATAGACTACATCTAAAACTATCGAGGGGCTTGCTTGCAGGCTCCTCCTCCAAATTCTATAGGGTTTGCTTTCCTTAACCAAGCTAATAATTAAATAAAGAGGATTAGATAATGTCCAGTAAAGTCCAAATTTGCAATATGGCACTCAGTAGGCTAGGAGCCAGCACTATAACATCTCTAACAGATAACACTACAGAGGCTAAACTATGTAATACGTTATATAGTGATCTAGCCGATAGGGTGATGATGCAAGGTTCTTGGACTTCTACTATCCATAGAGCTGCCTTAGCTGCAACTACCTCTACTCCCTCCTACGGTTACACCTACGAGTACCAATTACCAACGGACCCCTTCTGCTTAAAAGTATTAGCAGTCAATGAGGCCACTCCAGGTAGTTTAGACCACCAGATCGAAAGAGACAAACTACTAACAGACTCAAGTTCTATCAAGATTAAGTACATAGCTAGACTAGTAGATACAGAGTCTTATGGTCCTATGCTCTCAGAGGCCATAGAAGTCCTCCTAGCAAGCTATCTAGCCTTTCCTGTAACAGGGGATAGGGGTATGGCACAGAGCCTTAGAGAAGAGTACGCTGCTCTTATAGGAAACAACTTAGCTATAGATGGTCAGCAAGGTTCGAACCAAATCATTTCAGCTAACGACCTAATAGACATAAGATAGGGATAGTGAACTAATGCCAAAACAAATTATAGGCCAATCCAATTTCACATCTGGCGAGTTGAGTCCTAGACTATACTCTAGAGTAGATACAGATAAGTACGGTTCAGGTTTAGAAACAGCAACTAACGTCTTAATTTTACCTCACGGACCAATAGCAAGACGAAACGGTACTAAATATGTGGCCGAAACAGCCGACTCTACTGCTAAAGTAAGGTTAATTAGGTATCAATTCAGTCAAGATGTGGCTTTTATCCTAGAATTAGGTAACCAATACATTAGATTCTTTAAAGATTCAGGTCAAATATTAGAAACTGCTAAGTCTATTACAGGCGTTACGGCAGGAGCTACTACAACTGTAACAGTATCTGGAACTCACGGGTACTCTGTAGGTGACCATGTTTACATTTCAGCCGTTATAGGTATGGTAGAATTAAATAATGCTACTGTTCCATATAAAGTCTCTGCTGTAACTGCAAGTACCTTTGAAGTACAGACTTTAGCAGGTGCAGAGGTAGATTCTTCAGCGTTCACTGCTTATGATTCTGAGGGTGCTGTTAGGCGTATATACACGGTAGTTAGTCCTTATACTTTAGCTAAAATAGATGACGTTCAGATAATCCAGAACGGCGCTACAATGTATTTAGCTCATCCAGACGTTGCTCCTAGGACACTAGTTAGGTCTAATGACACTTCTTGGGCAATCTCTGCTTTAAACCTATTACCTCCTCCCACATATGAGTCAGGGTACGATCCATCTCTTACTGTTAAGATGTTAGCTACTACTGGTATAGACAAGAATGCCGTTGTAGGTGTTGTAGATATATCCAATTCTACTTACTCCTGGACTGCTTCTTCCTCAGGTACAAATGAGTACTACTTAAGGTTAGCTGCAGGAGGTGACCCTAGTGTTAGTTCTCCTTTAGCTATGGTAGAACAGCTTGCTTTAATGCCTGAAGGCACTGCGGGCTCTCTAGCTGCCGGTGAGTACGACTATGATGACAATGACTCTTTAGGATTTGACACTATATATGTTAGACTCACAGACGGTGCAGACCCTGATGATAAGGCTGACGAGTATGTCTGTTACAGTTCATCAAATATCTTCCTAGGAGCCGATGTAGGTAGGCAGATTATACTAGATGCCGGTGGTAGAGGGTCTATAACTAAGATTATTAATGGTGCTACAGTCTTATTAGATATAATAGAAGATTTCGGTTCAACAGGTACTAGTGCTACTAATACTTGGCACGTAGATTTATCTCCTGTATGCGATCTAGAGTTCGATGGGTCTCAGACAGGTGCTATTATTAACATCAGATCAGAGCATTCTAACGGGTCATTAGGCCCTAGGGTAGCTATATCTAACGTCACTAGCGCTAATCCTGGTGTAGTTACAGCTGCCGGTCACGCATTCGTTAATGGAGACACCGTTCAGATACAAGATATTGTAGGAATGACTCAGATTAACAACAAGACTTTTACGGTAGAGAGTACTACTAGTACTACCTTCCAGCTAAAAGGGGAAAACACTTCGGGCTATACCTCATATTCCTCCGGGGGAATGGTCCGCAAAGTCCTTTCCGATGAAGTAATAGGAGCCTTTAGATCAGCAGATGTAGGCAAATACATCAAATCTAACGGTGGAGTACTACAAATAATTACAGTAAACACCTCTTCTGACGCAGATGCAGAGGTAGTTAAAGGCATGAACTCTTCAGATTCAACAGGAAACTGGACTTTAGAGGAACCTACATGGTCTGCCTCTAGAGGATATCCTAGATCTGTTGGTTTTCATGAGCAGAGATTAATATTCGGCGGCTCAGCAACTCAACCTCAAAACCTATGGATGTCAGAATCAGCCATCTTTGATGGTTTCGGCATAGGTCCAGACGATGAAGACTCTATTGATATTGAACTTGTTAGTAATGAGGTTAATACAATTAACTGGATGGCCAGTTCTAGAGATCTAGTTATAGGCACCTCAGGAGGCGAGCTAACAGTTTCTTCCGGTACTGGGTCAGCCATGACTCCAGCTACGGTTCAGCAGCGTCCTAGGACCTATCACGGTTCGCTTCCTCAAGCTATCTCTAATGTTAAAGATGAAATCCTATTTATCCAAAGCTCTAAGAAAAAGATTAGAACCTTTAGATACGATTTTAACATAGATGGCTACACAGGCCAAGATCTAACTTTTATCTCTGAACACATTACAGAAGGTGGAATTGAAACCTTAGTGTATGTACAAGAGCCAGATCCTACTATCTATGCCGTCACTACTAACGGTGATCTACTTGCCGGTTCATATGATAGAGCCCTTAAAGTAATAGGCTGGACTAAATACCAGACAGACGGTGCCTACGAGGCCGTTCAGACGATCTCTACATCTCAGACAGATAGAGTGTTCGTTACGGTAAAGAGGGTCATAGGCGGCGTTGAGAAGCGCTTCATAGAGAAGTTCATTGTAGCTGATGGTAGGTCAGATATTGACGGATTTAGTGATTCTTACTTGACTTACAGTGATCCTGCTACTATTATTAATATATCAGCTGCAAGTAATGCTGTATTCACCACTAATGCGGCTCACGGTATATCAAACGGGACTTCAGTAGTAATAAAAGGCCTAGTAGACCCAGCAGTATCATCTTTAAGTGTAACAAAACTCAATATGTCTTCCCTTAACCAGGGAGTATACACGGTTTCTAACGTTACAAGTACAACATTTGAGATCGCCGGACTAGATACTTCTACATATAATGCCTACGGAACCCTTGGATATGTTCACCCTAGAGTGTCAACCATCTCAGGATTAGACCATTTAAACGGTAAAACAGTTCAAGTAAAGGCAGATGGAGCATCTCACCCAGATAAGACAGTTGTTTCAGGTGTAGTAACACTAGATTATCCAGCAGGTGAAGTAGTTATAGGTCTTGCATATACAAGTACTATTAAGCTATTAAGCTTAGAATACAATAATCAGATGGGATCTGGACTAGGTCAAAGAGCTAGATGGTCAAAACCTCAGCTTCAAGTCCATAGGTCAACAAAGCCAACGGTCAATGGAGAGTATATACCTTCTAGATCAGGGGCAGATAGGATGGGACAGAGAGTTCCACTATATAGCGGATTTTTAGAATACGGTTCATTGAACTGGGGAAACTCACCCTCTTTAACCGTAACAGTTTCAGACCCTCTACCTTTAGTTTTGGTAGGAGTCACGGGTACAATAAACTCTGGAGTTAAGTAGTTCAAGACTATTGCTTTAGAGAGTTGCTTTAAAGTGGTATTATTTGAAACGGCTTATACACAATTATAGTCAAACAAATCAGAAAAGTCAAGTAAGGATATACATAAATGTCAGGTGATTTCCTAGGATTAAGCCATAATTCCCTTCAAGGAGCTTCAGGAATACTCAGTCAGCTGTTCGCTACTAATATGCTACAGAAATCTGCCTATAGTCAAGCCAGCACGATCTTAGCAGGCGGAGAGATGGCGGCCCAAGGGCAGCTTTTAAACGCAGCAGGCTCAAGACAGGCAGCTAAATCTGTACAAGGCGCTGCAGATTTTAATATGTCTATAGATAGAATGAATCTATTTAGAGAAATGCAAGCTATTAGTAGACAAGGTCAACGTACATTAGGTACTCAAACAGTTCAAGTCGGTAACGCAGGCATTGGAGCAACTAGTGGAACAGCACTAGCTCTAAGAACTGAAGCTCTTGACTTTTATGATAGGTCTTTACTTAACGCTAAAGTAGATGCTGAGAATGTAAGAAGAGCTAAAGTATTTGAATCCCAAGTTAGAATGACTAATTTAGAGAATCAAGCTAGAGCATCTGAGTATGCAGCTAAAGTAGAACGTGTAAGTGCAAGCACTAGAGCTTCAGAGGCTACTTACCAGGGAGAAATGGCAGGATCTAAACAGATATCAGGTCTAATGAAGTCCATTCCTACCCTACTATCTCAATTTGGAGGAGTTTAAACCATGGCTAGAATAGTAAGACCGGGCAATGGAGCTAATAAAAGCACAGCAGGAATAAGTGAAGGTACTGCAGCATCTGTAGGATCAGGCCTTAGTAGCATAGGTAATCAGGTAGTTGGAGCTGGAAGACAGGCTCAACAATCTAATGAATTAGCTCTGACTAAACAATTAAGTAACTATATAGACGCTGAAGGCAAGAGGCAATTTGAAGAATCTAAGCAGGCGCATCAATCTGCCCTAATGCTGAATAACATGTCAGCAGCCACAGAGGCCTTTGTACAGGGCTCTCAGCAGCGTTATAGTCAAGCTACAGATAAGGATGGCAATCCTACCTTTCAGGCCTTACACAAGGATATAGAGGGTATAGGGAACGATATTATATCTAAGCAGTCTAAAAAGATCAATGATCCAGAAGTAGCCCAACAATTTAAGCTAAGATTCGGTCAATATGTAGCTAATCAAAAGGTATCTGCTTTACAAGAAGCACGTAAGCAACAAGTAGACTTCTCTCAAGCATCTTTATCTAGAGGTCTTAGTAGCTATTTACAACAAGGTATCTCAGATAAACCTGCTCAAATGTCCTCTTATGAGTCTCAAGGACTCAGCGCTATAGAAGAAGCCCTTAAGGGTGGAACTATTACTCACGGTCAGTATGAGCAAATGTCAACTGGATTCTCTCAACAGTTAAGAGAAGGGATTATATTAAACTCCATCCAGAACGGTAACAGAATGGAAGCAGCTAACATGTTAAACCAAACAGCTGAAGAGCTAGGTTTACCTGAAGAGAAAAGATTATCTTTAGCTAAGACACTACAAGCAGCGGTCGCTACTGATGTAGCTTTAGACCAAGCAGCAATGTTTAGAAGAGAAACAGACGAAGCATCAGAGGAATCTATTCTTATAGAATCCGTAGAAGCAAAAGTCCAATCAGGTACAATGAGATCTGATGAACTATTAAGTCTAGAAGGTCAATTTTCCGACAAAACATTTAAAGACTTAAAAGGTCAACAGGTTAAAGTACAACAGAAACAAGCTAAAGAGCTAAAAGACATCCAAGAAATAGCTGTCAACATAGCTAATACCGGAGATGCCTCCTCTTATACAGCAGGAGAAAAAGAAAAATACTTCAATTACCTCTCTCAAAAGGGAGCAGATAAAGCAGGAAGACCTTTAAACCTACAAGAAGAAGCTCAAATAGCAAGTGCTATACCTAGTAGTGTACCTGTCTTCGCTAAGAAACTATCTTATAACGTACGAAATGCATCTCCTGAAAAAGCAGCTGAGATGTTATCTGCATATACTTATGTAAGAGATCGAAAGAAACCTACATTGGATAGCGGGTTTGAAGCAGAGTCTACCACAATTATGGAACATACTGAACTATTAGTGGAAAGAACCGGCGCTAACCCTATAGAAGCCCTTACCAGAGCTAGAGAAGCAATGGCTAGGAAGGATGACATCACTACTAAGAATAGAAGCCTTGCTTTTAATAAAGACAAAGACTTTAAAATAAACATAGAAGAAACTGCAGCTACTGAATTAAATGCTGAATCTTTCTTTGGAACCAACCAAGTATCTAGAGACGTAGTTAGTACCTTCTACACACTAGCTAGAGAGGCGTACCTTACTACAGGAGACGCTGATGTAGCTAAGAAGAGTGCTGCAGCTCAAATGAAGCGAACACATGGTTACTCTGCGGTCAACGGAAAAGACGTATTTATGCTTGCTCCACCTGAGAAGTTCTTCCCCGAATACAGTTCTGAGCTAATGAGGGAAATATTACTTGATGATACCCTTGACATCCTCCCAGAAGGTGCTACAATTGAAGGAGTACAGATAGAAGTAGACAATGCTACTGTTGGATCTGTTTCTGGAGGCAGTGCTATACCGTCTTGGATCGTTACTTACGAGAGAGATGGAGTTAGATTACCTATGATTAATCCTGAAACTGGAGAACTAGTTAGATGGAACCCAGTAGGTAGCAACTTAGTAGCTAAAAGAGACGAAGAAGCCCAACTAGCTAGACAACAGAAACTAGACGAAGCTAGGACAGCAGATGAAGCTGCTAGAAATCCTGGTAACCCTATTAGTAACTTTGACATAGAACTAGGAAGTAGATAGTGTCCCTACTAAACCAAACACCACTAGAAGCACAGAGAGAGTGAAATAATGCCAATTTATGACGAGAGTGATTTTTTTAAAAGAGTTCAGTCAGGTATAATCGAAGAACCTAAGGCACCTGATGCTCCCGAAGAGGAAACAACAGGTATAGGAGCAGCTATTAAAGCCTTTGTATCCACCGAGAACCCTATCGTTGAGCACACTAGAGAGCTATTTGCTCCATCTGTGAGTCAAGAAGACGATAAAGACTTCAGTTCTATAGATACATTAGAGGCTAGTAACCCAGAATTAGTAGATTTTGCTGACGATTTCGTAGGTGTTCAAAACCAAGAGCAATATGATAGGAAGGTACACAACCTTAACTATAACTTAGAACAAAAAGAAATATTCTCTAAAGCATCCACAGTTACCCAATTAGCAGCAGGGTTAGTAGGATCGCTTGTAGACCCTCTCACACTCGTACCAGCAGCCTCTGTGGCTAGAGCGGCTAAACTAGGTATTACGGTAGCTAGAGCAGCAGGAGCTAACGCAGCAGTAGGCCTGGCCACTAGTACAACTAGAGAGGCATTATTATCTGGTCAAGAAGGTAGAACTTCAGAGGAAGCCATAGCTAATATCATGGTAGAGAGCATGTTTGCTGGTGTACTAGGTGGTGCAGTAGCTGGAGTATCTGGAGCAGCTAGAGCAGCAGGTCAAAAAGCAATGGCCAAAGCTATGTCAGGTAAGGACATGAATGTTAATATTAATGAGAAAGGCCAACCAGAATTCGACTTCTCTGAAGACGTAAGTGCTGCAGCTACTAAGTCAACTAAAGATGAATTAGGTATAGCTAGGCTAAACGAAACGTTAGTCAAGATGGCAACAGGTCCTGAAGGACTAAGAGCACCCGACTTAAGAGCAGCTACTAGTCCTAGTGAAGCTATCAGACAGTTCGGAGAGTCTCTATATAATTCTAACCTCATAAGAAATAAGCATCTTAAGGGCGAAGCAGCAAGCCAACAGGCACAGTCTTTCATATTCCGAAAAGACCAACAAACAATACTCAGTACTAAAGCAGTTAACGACCTATACCTAAACTATACAGGCAAGGGAGCTCTAAGAAGTACCTTTAATAGAGACAAAACCCAAATCTCACTAGATGATTTCAACGTTAGAGTCTGGGAAGGACTAACAGATCACAAAAGAGTAGATGAAATAGACCAAGTTAACGCAGCTGTTAAGGTTATGCGTAAAGATATGGACGAAAGGTTTGAAGAATTAAAGAAACATACTCCAGAATTAGAGGATATTGATCCAGAATTCGCTAAGAACTACCTAACTAGGGTATATAACACAGAGAAATTAGCTTTACCTGAACAAAGAATAGCATTTACTAGAAAGGTATCTAATTGGGCAGCTAAACATAACAAAGATGGTTCAGTAAGAGCTAAAGAGTTAGACCTAGAGGATTCCGATCAGATAGCAGAAGGTATCTTGAAGCATATTTTAGGCGAAGGAGAAGACCAAGTAGCTCTTAGGGCAATGACTGGAGGTCTAACGTCTAAAGGTAAATTCCTAAAGCAAAGACAACTTCTAATTCCTGACTCAGAAATAAAAGAATTCTTGAACACAGACGCAACAGGTATCTTTAATAACTATATGTTTAAAACAGCTAGAATTATAGAAACCCAAAGAGCATTAGAAAGAGCAGGCTACCAATCTCTTCCTGACCTAATATCTCAGATACAATCAGAAGCATCTAGAGCAGTTCATCAAGGACAAACACCTAAAGAGAAAGCTAAAATAGCTAAATCTTTTAGAGAACAGGAAAAACTAGCTACTAACATGTATAAATCTATGTTAGGTGAACTAAATGAACCTGGAGCAGGAGAGAAAATAGCACAGAATCTCCTTAAATACCAGTACATTAGGCTATTAGGAGGAGTAACTATCTCTTCTTTACCTGAATTAGCCATGCCTATATTTAGACACGGTCTATTTAAAACTCTTAAGCATGGATATGCTCCAATGATAAGAGACTTTAAAGCATCTAGAGGTTCTAAAGCTGAGATGGAAATCTTAACAGGTGCCCTAGAGAACGAGCAAGCTAACATTCTAAAAGCATTATCTGGAGTAGATGGACCTGAAAACATAGGTAAATCTAAGTCTACTTGGGACAAAGGTATGGACGCAGCTACAGGGCAGTTCACTAAGTTATCAGGTATTGGTTACTACACCAACTTTGGTCGACGTATTAGTGCTCAGATCTCTCAAGGTTCTATAATAGAGACCCTAAGAAAGGGCCCAAAAGGCGAAGAAATCGTTAGACTGGCTCAAATAGGTATAGGTAAAGCTGATTACGAGAAAGTTACTAAGGCTCTAAACGAGTATGTAACAGAAAGAAACGGTTCTTACTACTTAAACATGCACATGTGGCACCCGAAAGACAAACCTGAACTAGATATAGTCTTAAACGCTATTCAAAAAGAGGTAGAGGCTTCAACAATTAAACCTGGACCAGAGTCTTTACCTTTCTTTGTTCAGAAGAATGCATATGCAAGGGTTCTTTTTCAGTTTAAATCTTTCATGAACGCAGCTACAGGTAAAATAACTATCTCTGCAATGCAACGAAGAGACGCAGCGGTCTTAAACGGCATCGTAGCTCTTGTTGTCACTGGAGGATTAACCTCTATGTTGAAAGACCAACTAGCTGGAAGAGAGATAGACTACGATATAGATCAATTTATACTGAAAGGTATATCACAATCAGGCCTATTAGGTCTCTTAGGGAACACAGTACTAGATGTTAGCATGTCAGCTCTAGACGCAGACTCTAAGAACTATACCGATAAAAGAGTATTAGGCGCTCTATTTGGTCCTTCAGTAGGCCAAACTATGGAGATGACACGAGTCCTCCAAAGATTAACAGACGGCGACGTCACCGGAAACGATATAAACGCAGCATCTAGAATGGTGCCTTTCATGAACCTATTCTACGTAAGAATATTATTAGACCAAGCATTCAAAGACAAATAAGAAGGACTTATTAAATGACAATTTCAAGTGTATACTCCCCCGATACATACTCAGGCAACGGATCTCTTACTTCCTTTGCTATAACTTTTGAATACTTGAGCGTAAGTACTAACGTTAAGGTGTCAGTAAAGAACAATACCACAGGAGCCATATCAAATAAGGCAGCAGAAACGCACTATTCCGTAGTTGGGTCTAACGTAGTGTTCACAGCAGGTAATGTACCTACTGCATCTGAGACTGTTATCATAGAATTAAACCCTGATTTCACTCAAGAGTCAGATTACACCGAGAATAACGTGTTTCCAGCCGAAGTATTAGAGGCGGATTTAGATGAAAGGTGTCTTGAGAGTCAAATTAATAAAGATAAACAAGGTCGAGCCTTTAAAGTCGATTCATCTGTAGACGTTTCCAGCACTACATTGGAGATAGGTCTACCTGCTACAGGTACTAAGTACCTAACAGTTACCCCAGCAGGCTTATCTACTAACGAGATTGGTACCTTTGGAGAAATAACTCTCCCTCTAGCTACTCTTAATGGCGGTTTAGGTAACAGTATATCTGATCCAGGTGAAGATTCCTTGCTGTATTGGGACGACTCTGCCAGCGCACACGCTCACTTAGCTGCTCCTTCTTCAGATAAAGTCCTTTTCTGGGATGAATCTGCAGGTGAATACACCTGGCTTACAATAGGTACTAACTTATCTATAACAGGAACTACCCTAAACGCAGCAGATGCCCCTGCTCCTACTCAAGATGAAACTATAGTCATCGCTTGTAGTGACGAGACTTCTGACTTGGAAACAGGAACAGCTACAGTAACTTTTAGAATGCCTTTCGCTATGACCCTAACAGACGTTAGAGCTAACGTGAGTGTAGCCCCTGTAGGATCTACCCTTATAGTTGACATTAACGAATCAGCTACTACAATATTAAGTACCAAGCTTTCAATAGACGCATCCGAGGAAACGTCCACTACAGCCGCAACAGCTGCTGTTATATCAGACGCCTCATTAGCTGACGACGCAGAGATTACTATAGATATAGATCAAATAGGAAGTTCTACTGCAGGAAAAGGCTTGAAAGTTACATTAACAGGAACAAGAACATAGTTTAGGAGGAAACCACATGACTATTTTTATCAACTCTTTCAACATGTCTGCGCCAATCAGAGCCTTAGGCGGCACCATATCCAAATCAGGAGGCTACACCATACATACGTTCAACACGTCCGACGACTTCGAAGTGCTAGAAGCATCTCTTAGTGTACAATACCTAGTAGTTGCTGGAGGAGGTGGTAGTGGTAGACATGGTGGTGGCGGTGCAGGTGGTTACAGATGCTCAGTAGTTGGAGAACCTAGTGGAGGAGGCGCATCAGCAGAATCCGCTCTATCAATGGCTATAGGGACGTACTCTGTAGCAGTAGGGGCAGGCGGAGCGTCAACAGGTGGTACCGGTGCAGGTTCTTCAGGAAGTAGCTCGTCAGTTTCCTCAGTCTCTACA